AGGTCCGCGTGACCGTGAAGAATTGACCGATCAGGTTGGCAAGCGGGACAGGCGGAAGCGTGGTAGATGGGGTTTGATCGCCAGCAAAGGCGTAGCACCGCGCCTGGATCTCCACGCGCACCTTGGACCGCGTCATCATGTCCTGCTCGGAGAACACGATGCGGTCAAGCTGCGACGAGCGGAACGGGATGCGGGTTTGCGCCAGCACCACCGCTGCCCACATCATGTGGCGCACATCGCCATTCACCGGACCCTCGAGGTCACAGTTGAACCGCAGCGTGGCAAAGGTCAGGTCGGTACGGGAACGCTCGTAGGTGAATTCGCAGTTACCCGTCAGCGCGCTGTCCGGGAGCTTGATGCGCGCCTGGGTGTCAACAATGGTGTAGATGAGCGAGTTGCCGCTTTCGTTGTAGGCAAACGTCTGCGACTCACGCCGCCAAATGCTGTCATCCGGCGGACGGGTCGGCAGGATGGCCTTACGGAACAGGTCGGCCCAAGGCGCTTTGCCGTTGACTTGGGCAGCGGTGTTGTCCTCGGCGTAGGTCGTGTCCGCGTTCGTGTTCGACAGGTCAACAACAATGCTGCCCGTGACCGTGCGCGTCATGTGGCCCGCGGCATCAAGAGTGAACGACTGCACCCAGCGATGGGACACAATCGGGCAATCGTCCTCCTCGGCCATCGCATGGCCCACGATGGTGAACGTGACCATCGCCGCCTGCCGGCCGCTGATTTCCGTGACCGTCATGGACATCAAAGGACCACGCAGCGCATCCGGCCCAGAAGACTCGTAGACCGCTTCGGTTGCGCCATCTGCCGTCACCCAAATCTTCACCTCATCGACACGCCCAGGCTCCTTCTTGGTGAGGTTGGCAAGCGTGGTGTAGGTCGAAGTGCCGTAGGACACCAGCGCGGACCCGGAGATGGTGGTCTCGTAGCGGATCTGCGTGTAGCCGTCCTCCGCGTAGATTGCCCGCGCATCCCACGAGGTGATGTTGGCATACGGAAGCGTGAACGTGTCATCGCCCAGCTTGAACGCCACCCATGTATTGCCGTTGGTAGACATCAGAAGCCCTTCATTCCCATGAGTTTCAGATCCGCAAGGAACGGCTGATTGATCGCGCCGTAGTCAATCTTGGGGTCCGGGGTCTTGCGGTTCAGGGCGCGAAGGTCGCGTGCCATCTCCCTGAACGTGGCAACAATGCCGCCCGCAGGATTCATAAAATCAAAGAGCGCTTGTCCCTGCTCTCCATAATTGTATCCAACAGCCATACGCGCAAGGGAACTTGATGTACCGCCGTAGGAGGAAAGCTGAACCATCACCGCAACGGCCTCCGCTGCCTTTGCCATTGCCTCCGTGATTTTCGGCAAATACTCTTTTAGGTTGTCGAGAACGTCGGCAACGTACTTGGTGATTGGGCGAAGAAAGATTGCGCCCATGCCAGCGAACGCAGATCGGATTTCCACGAACGCACGCTCAATGCGGCCCACCTCAAGCATCTGTGCGCCGATGGCCCCGCCGTATTGCATCCCCATGCGGAAGCGCGTGTTGACCATCGCAATCTGATTCTGCATCTCGGCAAGCTGAATGCCGGGGCTGTAGTCGCGGAGGTCGCTTGCCACCTCAAGCACAAAGCGATTCAGGGCGAGGAGCGCCTTGCCGACTTCGTTTACCACCTTGGTCATCACCGCAAACACACCAGCCACCGCCGTGAACGCCGTAGATGCAAACGATGCGGCCGATGCCATCGCTCCAATATCTTCGGCGGCTTCCGCCATGCCACCTCCACCGTCATCCATATCGCCAACGCCGCTGATGCCTTCGGTTTGGCCGCCGCCCTGCTCGTTGATGTCGATGACGATGCGTCCAAGGTCTTGCATGGTTACAGTCCGTTCTCAAAGGCGCACACGAAGGTCTCCGTGCCGCGCATCCAACCAACCAAGTCCTCGGCCGGCTCAACCTGACCGCCGTTGCGCCAGGTCAGCGCGATGGTGAGGATGCCGTTGAGGTCGTTCTGATTGAGCAGCACCCGCAGCCCGTCGATGAATTGCTCGATGCCATTGGAACCGGAGATGCGCTCCGTGGCCCGGTTGACCGGGTCAAGGAGGCCGCGCCACCACACCACGATGTCGATCTTGGCCTCCTGCAAGCCAACGCCGGACCGCCAATGCAGCGCGGTGTCGCCGCCTGGGATGACCTGTACCGCGTACTGCGCGATGGTCTCATCACTCGGCCGCTCCGACAGGTACACGGCGCTGCCGTAGCCCTCGGTCACCATCCAGTTGGCAATCTCGGTCAGGAGCGCGTTCCACACCGCTGCATTCTGCGTAGCCATCAGCCCACCGCCTTCTGATGCTCAAGGTTCATGCGGATACGGAAGGCGAGGTCGGCATCCCCGGTAGCAAGCGCCACCGTCTGCTGCGCCACCTCTGCCGATCCCAACGCCATAGCAATGGCCCGTGCCTGAACGATGCTCTGCCGCGCCTCAATCATAGGAATGTTCTGCGCGAGGCCCATAGCAGTCTCCGGGTCAAAGTCGGTGGGAGGCCGCCCATAGGTCGCCAAGAACACGGCGGCCTCCCGTGTCAGTTTCCCGCGTTCTGTACCGCCTTGCCCAACCGGGCAAAGACCGCAAACAGCACCTCGTCGGCCGCCTGCTGGGCCACCTCGGGGGTGCGTGCCACGGCTCGGATCGCGTTGGCGATGTCGGCCACGGTCGGCTGTTCGCCGCCGGCAATGCTGCGCTTCTGCACAGAGGCCACCAGCTCGTTCCATTGGATCACGAGCGCGCCCGTGGGGATGGTGACGCGGAACAGCATCGGGTCGTTGTCTTCGTTCAGGTCGATCATGTGGATGCCGAGGTAGCAAGGACGTTGGTGGTCGGATCGGGGATAGCCTTGAAAGTCAAGCCCAGGCGCTGCTCTACGTTGCCGAAGTTGCTGTGGTTGATCGCGTCACCCATCAGCAGGCAAGTGGAGAACGTGTACGAGGTCTTGCCCGCCGTCAGCGGCAGGATCTTCACCCCAAACGTGCCGCTGCCGTTGATGAGCAGGCGACCGACCGTGGTGGTGTATTCCGCGCCGCGCTCCCGCACGGCAAGGGCCGTCAGGTACGCAGCGTCCCACTTGACCAAAGTGCAGGAAATGACCGCCGTGGTGTTCTGAAGCACCAGTTCCGCGGGAGCCGCGCCGGAGGCCACGGTCTTGATCTCGTGGACGTTGTCGGTGTAGGTGATCTGCGGGAGGCTGTCGTTGTCGGTATACCCGAGGTCAACGTAGCCAGCTCCCAGGTTCACCTGGATCTTGGTTGGGCCTGCGACGAAAATTGCGGTAGCCATCAGCTTCTTCCTTTCAGGATTCGGGCGAGGCCTAGTCTAATCGACTTTCCGATCTCTCCCCATTCATCGTTGGTCGGAATCATAAACGGACGCTTGGGGACGGTCACGCCCTGCCAAGCCATCACGAAGTCCTTGCCGCGCACCAATCCCTCCTTGGTCGGGTTGCGGCCAGTAGCGTGCGACCGCTTGCCCTTGCGCGTTAGCGGAATGTAGTTGGGGCCGCTGGTCTCAAATCCAAGCTCGTGGAAGATGGCGTGCAGCGGGCCGTAGAGGATGATCGAAACGCCGTTGCCGCCCGTCTGTCCCTTGGCGTTGACTTCCCGCATCATCTGCCCGGTGTCGCGCAGGGGCTTCCCGCCAGCGCGGTAGGACTCGCCCGTCACGAGGTACTCCGTGACCGAAGTGGGCTTCGCCACGGTCTTGCCGTTCTTCATCTTGCGCTGCCGCACCACGACCACCGTTCGCGTGGCCTTGATGGCCGCGGAGTCCTTCGGCTTGGTCGTGGTCCAGTATTCGCCCTTCACCGCTGCCAAGGGCTGCAAGGCCGTTTCCCCGCCGCTCTCGTCCCGGCCACGGCTCGTTGCAATGTGCTGCTTCGCGTAGCGGCCTACGAGGGTGGCAATGCCGTTGACCACCGCAGGGTCGCGCAGCGCCTTGGCAACGCGCTTGCCCCAATCGGATGCCATTAGCCGCCTCGGTAGATGCTGGTGGCGCGAGGACGGAAGAACGCGCTGCTGCTCATGTTGTTGTACCAGGCGAGGTTGTTGATCGGCACAACGGCTACCTCACCCACGCCGGCATCGGCGGCCTTGGCAACCGCTCCGAAGATCATCTTGCCGTCCCGCAGCGCCTCGAGCATGGCGCGGGCCTGGGTCACCCGCGCTTCCACGGCCGGGGTGATCTTCATGGCGCGGCGCTGGAACAGCATCTCGGTCGCCAGGTCAACCGTCAGCATCACGAGGAGGCCATCACTAGCGGCCGCCAGCGTGTTCAGGTCGGTGTCCGTGTAGATGTTCCCCACGCGGGCGTACGCCTGCACCACGCTACTGGCGCGTTGCAGGATGGTGTCCACGAGGCAGTTCGCGCCGGGGTTGTTGCTGCCCGTATCGCTTGAGAGCTGCGCGATGATGTTGGCATCAAGCGATGACTCAAGTTCCGCATAGCCGGCGTACTGTGGCATGGTGTCCCCTTATGCGAACACGGGGGGGCAGGAATCGAAACTCCTGCCCCCCCATGACTGTGGCTAGCAAACGTCAGCTCGTGACATCAGCAACCAGCACGCCGGACACCGGGGCAACCAGTTCCGAGGTGCTGTTGTCGATCACGCGGCCTTCGATGCGACGATCACGCGGATCATCCCAGTTCTCAACCGTCATGTCTTCAAAGGCGAAGATCTGACAGGTGGAGAACGAGGTGGAGCCTTCCACGCCCACCAGGCCACCCGGACGGCTCACGAACACGGCCGAGTTGCCGTAGACGAAGGAGCGGGTGGTGCTGGCAGCACCCTTGCGGGTGGTGACCTTCACGCTGTCATCGACCACGACCTGCACGCCGAACAGGTTCGGCGGGAGGCCGTACTTGGCGAACGTGTCAGCGCCCTGGAGGAAGGGCAGAGCGGCCGGGTAGTTCTTGACGTAGTTCCGAACTTCTTCGGTCTGCGACAGCAGATTGGCAACCGTGGGCGAGATAACGAGCATGATGTCGGTCTCACCACGCACCGCGCCGCCCGTGGCGAGCGAGATGCGCTGGAGAGCCGTCTGAATGCCCTTCTGAATCACGTTGGTGCTGGAGGTGGTCCATGCACCGCCCGAGATCGCCGTTCCGGTCGCGTAGTAGTTGCCCACGTTGGTGAACGCGGTAACCGCCGCGCTGCCCGTCAGGGCGGTCGCGGTACGCATGGAGCGAGCCGTCATGGCGAGCTGCGCCTTCGCACGAGCGTGCTGGGCAACAACGTCCCACGCGGCCTGCTTCACGGTCTCGTTCGGGATGTAGAACGGGTAGGCGTAGCGGGCAGCGGTGAACGACACGAAGTCGTGCTGGTTCATCTTGCCGACCGGGCGGTCGTTGCCCAGGGGCCAAGCGAACTCGTTCACATCAGTCACGCGGACGTTGTCGTCCGAGTCAAGACGGAGGTAGTAGCCCGTCATCTGCTGGGTGGGAACGATCTGCGCGTACTTCGTGATGGGAAAGGTGTTCACCGCACGGGTGAATTCAACCTGGAGAGCGCCCGTTGCGAGGGCATTGGTGGAGGGGACGAACGTATTCAGTCCGCCACCGACGGTCACATAACTCATGGTAAGACCTCCTTAAGGTCAGGGAATCAGAGCGCCTTGGTGGCGGGAAGACGGTAAGCCCAAAAGATGGTGTCCACGGCTGCGGCTTCAAGAGCCACAAACAGGGGAACATCGCCCGACACAGCCGTGCCAAGCGCCGCACCAGCGGTCGTTGCCTTGAGAGCCTGACCAGCGGTGATGGCCGTGGAGCCGTTGCACTTGAGCTGCACGCAGTTGGACGGCTGGAGGCTGATCGGGTCGCCCGAAGCCGCGTGGAGCGCGGAGTCGAAACGCTTGGTCGAACCGTCAGCAACGCCGACAACGTAGTCAGCAGCAGCGGTGGAAGCAAGGCCCGTGAATGCCGTGGTGGACATCTTCACGATGGCGTAGGGGTTGATGTCGCCGCCTGCGATGAGATTGGGGGAGAACTGAAGCATTTCTGTAGTGTCCTTCTGCGATTAACGCTTGATGCGGGAGTTGATGGCCTTGGCGAACTCTTCCGGCTTGCCGGCGAATTCCTTGACCAACGAGGAGATGTCGCCACCGCTGACGGTCTTCGGCATGGCCGCACGGCTCATGTCGATCTTCGCACCGATGGGATCACGGGAGAACAGGGAGCGCCACGACTCAAGCAGGGCAACCGGATCGCGGCTGGCCTGGAGCTGGGTCATGAGGTTGTCGCGCTGCGACTCGGGGATGCGGTAGCCGTCCTGCTCGAGGATGTCGATCTCGCGGGAGAACTTCTCGCGGCGGATCTCGGCCTCAAGGCGCTCCATGCGGGACTTCAGGCGGGCGTTCTCCGAACGCAGCGAGTAGGTCGAACGGGCAGCGACCACGGGCATGGCCTCTTCTTCTTCCTCTTCCTCGGGAGCCTCAACGTCATGGCTGCCGATGTCGATGTGAACGCCTTCGTCGCCTTCATTGGCCTGGAATTCCATGTCTTCCATGGTCTCGGCGGACATCTCGTCCTTCTCGTCCTCGGACTCGTCCTCACCGAACTTCTTCTTCATCATGTCAGCGAGTTCGCCGATGGCGCACTTCATCGCCTCAAGCTCTTCGCGGTAATCGTTGGATGCCATTGAGGCTTCCTCCTTGGTGGTCGCCGGGACAAAGGTGTTGAGTCCGCCTCCGACCCCGGCGAGGTCGAAGTTTGACTTGGAACAAGTGATCTTCTTTCCCTCGCGGGCGAAGTGGGTATCGGGCAACGGCCGGCGCGGGGTTTCGCGGCCCAGCAGGGCCACTTCCGACAGGTGGTTCGATTCAGCCCAAATCTCTGCCGACCGACGCGGGAATGCGTTGGTTGCAATGAGGCTGTCGAAGATGGGCTTGTTCACCTCCATGTCTCCCACAATGTAACCGATGCCATTGCGTTCTTCGTAATTGATCGAAGGAATTCTGCCCACGGCGCTCTTCGGCTCGTCCCCGTTCTTCTCGTGCATGACCACGACCTGGGGGAAGGAGCCACGCGCCATGTGGGCGCGGGTGGCGCGGACGATGGACTTCAGGCGCTCGTTGTTGAACCGCTTCAGCTCCGGGTCGGCCTCGCCATCGTCAATGGCCGGGTCGAACGCCATAAACAACTCCACGCGCTCAATCTTGATCTTCTCGCCGTCATCCTTCACGCTGTGCGATGCCTTGCTATTCACGGTCTTGTCCTCCTTGCGGTCAAGTTCCTTGCTCTTGCGGTCGGCCCACGCCTTGCCAGCATCGCCCCCCCACAGAAGCCACGCGATATACCCGGCCGAATCCTTGCCCCAGCCCTCGCCCTTCTTGTCCACCTCGTGGCGGGCGAAGTAGGAGTGCATCCGGCGCACCGTATCCGGGGACAGGTTCTTGCGGTTCTTGATGTCCCGCGCTCGAGCCACGCCTACCTCCGTGCCACCGCGGCCGTGCTTCTCGCGCAGCGCCAGCCCACGCTCGGCGTTGGCGGCCATCTCTTCGGTTGGCTTGAGGTCGATTTCCATTAGATGAACACCCGGTACGGGACGGACGGCTCGGGCGTAAAGGTCGGCAGAGCCTCCACCTGTTCCTCGGTCAGCTCAATGGTCGCCCGGATGTTCGCGTGGTAGCGGGGGTCGCCAGGGCGCACGATCACGCCTTCCTCGTCCACGACCGCCGGGATCGGCCCGATGCGGTCGACATAGCAGCCGGGGACGGGCATGAGCGCGATCTCGCCCTCGCCCTGATCGACCTCGACCAGCAGTCCTGCGGCTTCCAGCGCATCGTCCATCTGCGCCTCGGTGTCGGTGCGGAGCATGTAGTCGGTCATAGGGTGGTCAGGGAGTTAAGGGTTGCTTGCGGGAGAGCCGTGGGCCAGAACTTGAATGACTGAAAATGCTGTCTGCCGGTCAAACCGCCGAAAGGACTTCCCGCATCATTTCCAAAGCCGATAATGGTTTGGTTGAATGATGTGATTGCTTGCGTATTGCTATTTGCAGTCGCGCCATTGCTGGAAACCAGTTGCGATCCGTTCGTTACGCTGATCGCAAACTTTCGCGCAACGCCATAGGTCAACGAGTTGGGGCCGAACGACTCGGTGGCAGTCGTGCCATTACTTGTGCGATGAGCCGTGTTGTATGTGCCGTCGTTGTAATAGTACGAACGCGATCCCGAATCGCTTGGCCCTCTGATGCAGACCATTGGAGGGAATGAACCAGACTGACGGCTCTGCGGACTGCACGACCACAACATCGAATAGCCAGTCGTGATGCCAGTAAACCACGACGAGAAGTTTGTCCCGGTCATGCTGCACTCGTCCGCATTCCTCGTCCCCGTGCTTGCCCCGGTCGGGATGTATGACGATGCGCCGGAGCCAGCTTCTATTTGGCATCCATAAACAAGAACATCGGCGGTCTCATCGTTGCCGATGATGTTGTCCCAAAGCATGATTTGCGCGTTTGCGTCTGTACCAGACAGCGTGTAGGTGTATTGAAAACGCTTCCATGTCGTAGTAACGACGCAGTTAAATCCGGCAGGATCGGCACCGATGCGAAGTCCAACATTCTGCGTAGCCGCACCACCGCTCGCGGTGTTTGCCTTCATCCACACCGACATGGTGTACGGTTGTGACGCGGAACCTACTGCCGAATTCCTAATGCGACTAAATGTGCCGCCCGTCTTGTTGAAGGTAATACGAGTAACCGTTGATGCACCATCCGGGCCAGTCTGCGAAACAGTAGAGACTGCTGGATTTGCCGCGCCGCTGTTGTCAAGCAACCAAACCGCATTGGAAAAATCGTTGCTATATGTCAGCAGGCTGCTTGCACTCCCCTCAATCAGCAGCCCACGAGGCGTGGGTGGCGTAGTGGTGGGGTCGTAGTCGAAGCGGGGGGTGTTGATTGCCGCGCTGGTGACGTAGCCGCTGCTGTTGATGTACGTTCCGGTAGTGCTGCGCGTGAACGTCAGGCGCGAGTCAAGGACACCCGTGGTGAAATCAAGCGACAGCGTGGAACCATCGCCGGCACGAGTCATCAGCTTGCTCGCAACGGACGAGCCGCTGATCCGTGACATCCTTGGGCGGTTGGCGCGGTTCATCAGAGGGTGGACCAGAACGCGCCCATGTCGGGCGTGCCGCTGGACTTGAACTGGGCGGTGACGTACTGCGCGCCCGCCAGGTCGATCATGGCGTAGGCAGGTTCCACGTTGGCCGTTGCGGCCGTGGCCGGGGAATACAGGTTGCCTGACGGGGTTCCCGCGACCTGCGTGATGCCGCTGAAGGTACGGTGATTGGCCGTCCCGTCGATGGTGTAGTTCGGGACCGTGCCGCTCGTAAAGGTCAGCGTCAAATCAGCCACAACGGTCGGAACGTACCAAAAGGAAGAAACATTCGACCGCGTGTAGGTCAGCCCGGTCGGAGTACCAGCGGTCGTTGTGATCGCCGTACCACCTGAGGTTGCCGAGAGCTGGAACGTGCTTGATCCGTTCGTGGCGATGATGTAGTAAGTGGTCGGGTTTGAATACGCCGGAAGGGTGATTGATCCAGTACCGCCAAATGTTCCGGCAATGGTCAGCGCCTGCCCGACCGCCAGGGTTGGGTTGGCATTACAGGTAAAGTTGCCGGCTGTATCCGCAATGGTCACGCCCGTGAGCGTGCCGCTGGTGTCCAGGTACTTGCGCCAACCAAGGAGCCGCATACCGATGGCGGTCTGCGCGGTGGTTGCCGACACCATGAACGGCATGACGTAGAGCAGCGAGGGGTTCTGCCCGTTGACCGATGCCGAGGTGTAGTCGAACAGCAGCCCGGTGGTGGGCGGGGTCTGAACGAGGGTCGCCCCGCCAGCGGTGTAGGTGGCCGGAACGGACGCGGCCGTCACCTTGCGGAAGTTGTTCTGTGCGGTGGTGATGTCCATATCAGAGTTCTCCTCGGCGCTTCATGTCGAGCGCAATGGCAACCGCCTGGTCCTGCGGCTTGCCTTCCTTGATGAGTGTGCGGATCTTGTCGCTGACGGCCTTGTCGGCCTTCTCCATAAGCTTGAGGCCGGCCTTGTCCTGCTCGGTATCATCGATCTCGGGCTTGGCGGCGGTGGCCTTCGCGCCGGGGCGGGAAGCGGTAATACGCGCCGAATTCATCTTTTGTACTTCCGATGCCTTGCGCTTGATCGCGTCAAACTTTGCAGCCAAGATTGCAGTCTTGCGAACTATGTCTTGACTCTTGTCTGCATCTGCCTTCATGTCGTCAAAAGACTGTCCGTATTCCATACCAAGACCGCTTGCGTCCATAGAAACGTTGTCCATGTCACGCAGAAGCGAATTGAGTTCTTTGATCAACGCAGCAAACTGATTTGCCTTGTCATTCTTCTTTTGCTTCTTTGCAGCAGACTGCTTGTCTTTGAGATTCCACTCAAAGTCGCTTGCGAGACCTTGAAGGCGTTCGGCCGCCTTGAATGCTTTGCTGATCTGCTTCTTGTATTCCGTATAAAGTTGACGGCTCTGTGAAACAAATTCGGTCTTTTCACCCAGGCGCGAGAACGTTCCCGACTTTTCCACCTTTTGTGCGTTGCGGCGAATCATGTCCGCCTTTTGGTTCAATGGCACAAGCTTGCGAAGTAGGTCTTGAGCCTTGGCTACTTCTGCGCGCAGCTCTTCAGTCGTCTTGATTCGTCCCTTGTATTGACCAAGTTGACTCGCCTCAACGGCAAGATCGTTGATTTTATCTGCCAACCAATAGGCTTCAACCTTCAAAGCCTTGAATTGGTTTCCCTTTTCATTCTTCCGGTTGTCGTCTGCGGCATACCGAAGGATTTTTTCAAGATTCTGACAAGCATCCCACGACTTGATAATCTTGCTCAATGCGTTGCTGATTTGAGTGTTCAATGCCCTATCAGCATCGCTCATCTGTGAGGCGAACACAGTCTTCGCTTGAGACCGAGAGAACGGGGTCTTCATGGAAGACTGCACGAACACACGCGCAGCCACCGCGGCCTTGAGGCCAGCAATGAGCCGCTGGATATCGGCCGTGGAGTTCATCTTGGCAATCATGCTGCTCGTCACCTTGACGTAATTGTCAAGCTGCTTGAACCGAGCATCGTTCAGATCGGCCATGTAGTCGTAGTTGCTCTTGGCATCCTCCGCGGCCTTCTTCGCGGCGTTCAGGCCGGAGGCATACTGCGGCGTGGTGGGATCAACGGGCTTTGCCGTGGCGGCACTCAAACCGCGGCTGATGCGATCCAGGATGCCCATCTTCGCCTTTGCGCCAGGTCGCGCAAACACCCCGAGCCGCTGTTCGATTTCGTTGCGATTGTTGCTCATACCTTCCATCGTAGCGTCCTCCTATGCGATTTATGCATTCACAAATCCGGGATCGGGAATCTGCCGCGTGTCGATGAGCTGCTGGCGCTTCCCGTTGTGCCGCTTCAGCGCGGCGTAGTTCACGTTGCCATTCACATCCGTCCACCCGCGCTCGAGGGCGCGAGCCGCCGGCACGGGTATCAGCGCGCAGCGGCAATTACTCACGATCAAACCGTCAGCGAGTAGAATGCCGCTGCTGCTTCGGAAGTCATACACATGCCCCTCCCACTTAGAAACAACATCGACATCGACAACATCGTCAAGCGTTACCGTGCCGGCGAAAGCACCAACCAAATCGCCAAATCGCTCGGCGTATCTCGTGGTGCGATTGATCGCCGACTCCTCAAGCGAGGCATCAAGCTCCGCACGCAGGGGGAGGCCGAAACGCTCAAATGGAGCGGAATCAAGCAAGATCCGGCTGCCGTCAAACGGCAATGCGGGGCGGCTTGGGCTGCCGTTCGTGGCCGAAAGCGAAGCATGAACGAATTGATCCGATGCGCCAAATCCAAGGCTCGGCTGACCAGCCCCGACGAGCTGCCGCTCTTGGAGGCTATTCGCGCCCTGGGCGTTGAACACATCGAACACCAGTACGCGGTCGGTCCTTACAACGTCGATTTCGCCATGCGCGCTCATGGCATCGCCATCGAACATATGGCCGTTGGCCTTCGCGCTGACAGTCGTACGGGTTACAGCCTTCGCCGCGAGCGCGTTGAATATCTGCAAGGCCGTGGGCTGCAAGTAGTTGCCCTGGTTGTATCCAAGTCCTTCCGCCGCGTTCACGGGCTTGACGCTGCGGCGCAGCATCTTGTCGCCAACCTTGACAGCGTGGGCCGGAATCCATCCCCGGTCGGTCAGTATTGGGTGATTGGCTGTCGCTGCGATAGTGCCACCCGACCGCGTATTGAGGTGTACCAGCGCACCGCAATATGACGTACGGAAGCCCATGTCCACGGCCCCCTCAACAGGTTGCCAAGACGGGAAACAGTTGAATCCGCACGGCGGTGCGATCCCCTGGCGGTCGAACATCTCCATCGTGCCGATGTAGCCGTCCAAGCCCTGATGCGTGGGCCGCGTCCGGTTGTCCCCGGTCGCGCTGTATTCCACCAGCGGCACGAACGCCTGCACCTTCGGTTCGCGCAGGGTCTCCGCAAGCCCTTCCGTGGCCGCCCGGTTGGTGTTCGTGCGTAGCACGGTTTCAAGCCGCGCCGTGGTCAGGTGCGTACCCGTGACCATCTGCGTGGTGGTCACGAAGTCCCCGAGGTTCATCTTGCGTATCCACTTGCCCACCACGGACTTGCCGGGTTTCTCTTCGATGACGCGGGCAATCAGCTCCTGCGTCTGCCGCGTCTGCTTGGGGTTCATGGCGGTCACAAAGAACGTGCCGTCCGTGATCCGCTTGGCCGTGGAGATTTGCCCACCCTGGGGGTTGACCGTGATGCCGCGCAGGAGCGAATCAAGCACCGGGTTACGGGCGCGCATATCGGGCAGGGCGTTGTCGCGCTCGTGGTCGGCCACCTCGCCGCCGCTGCGCTGGGCGGCCTCAATCAGCACATCCCAATCCGTGCGCGAGATCGGCACGCGGGTGCGGAACCAGTTGGCGATGGGGGCGAGGAAATCGCGGCCGAACCCCTCCAGCACAACGCCCGTTTCAAGGCGGTCGAAGGTCAGGGCCGTGTTGTCCTCGAGCATCCCCGCCACGGCCTCGTCCGGGATCTTGGCCTTGTCGATGGCCTGCCGTGCGCCAAAGAGCCACGATGCCATCAGAAGGGCCGACGTTGCCTCGTGGAACGTCTGCCAATGCTCCGCGCCCGTTTCCCCCAGTACCTGGGCTGCGATGCCCTTGCGGTACGCCTGCTGCGCCTCCTTGAGGACGCTGCGGAGGTGCTTGTCTAGCGCGGCGCGGTTCATGCCTTGCGCTTGCGCTTGCGGACGGCCACGACCTTGGGAGCCTGCGGGGCGGGTTCCTCACCCTCCGGGGCATCGTTGCCCATGCCAAGCATGGCTGCAATGGGGTTGTCCCCGCCGGCCGACTTGCCACCGAGGACGGGTTCGCCGTCCATCGGTTCGGCAAGGCCGAGGAGGTCGCGCACCTCGCGTTCGCTGACGCGGCCGCCGAGGGCCACGAACTTCTCCACGGCCTCCAGGCGCTCCTTGGTGTCCGGGCGCTCCGGGGCGAAGTTGAAACGGATGGCGCGGGCTTCGTCATCGGACGCGCCGAGCATCTTGGCGACCACGCGCACCAGGTCGGTGGTGATGGATTCCGCCAGCGCGTCCGCGTGGTAGCGGATCACGCGGGACAGGGTGTCAGCGTGAAGGTCGGCAACGCCGGAGCCGAGGCCCGTGCTGCCCGCCTCGCTCGAGAGCGACTGCCCCAGGATGGCCTCCTTGAGCTTGCTGCTGCACCAATCGACCATCTCCATGAAGATTTGAGCGCGGCCCGCGTTCGCGTCCTTGATGTCGATGTCGTACATCGACTCGTTCGGGCCGATACGCGGCAGCACCACGGAATTGTCGTTGACGAGGTTCTGAAGAACCGTCAGCATCTCGCTCTTGGCCGCATCGTTGCCAGCGGGGTAGTAGCCCACCCGGATGCCGAGCGCGTACCGCTCCGCGTAGGCAGCGGCGTTCTGAAGGATCTCCTGCTTCAGCAGCCAAATGTACCAGCACACATCGCGTGCGCCCACGCCGCGGTAGACCTGGTCGGCGCTGTTCGGGTCGATGAAATTTGGGGCGGTCGTGAACACGCGGTGCAGGACAATGGCGCGTCGCTCGTTCTCGTCGAACAGGTGGACGAGCGAGTCAAAGCCAAGGTCGGTCACCGACGATTCATTGATGTACGCCGCACCCACGCGCATTGCCACGTTGCCGCGCTGGTCGAATGCTAGGGTGTCAGCGGCGAACGGAATCCATTCGGCCACGCGCACGCCGAGCTTCGCGTCCTTCTCGTAGACGATGTTGGTCGCGGACACGCCGTACCACACGGCCTCGTGCATGGCGCGGAACAGGTCGCTGCGCCGAGGGATGGCGTTGATGATGTCGGCAATGCGGGACGCGAGTTTCTGCGTCCGAGGGTTGTCATCATCGTCCGCCGTCACGGACCACTCAAGGCCAGCAAGGGTGACGAGGAGGGAGCGCAGGACACCTTCGATGTCCGCGTCCATCCGCATCATGGCCTGGTAGTTCACATCCAGGCGGTACGCGAGGCTGCTGTTTCGCAGCATCAGGGACGCGGTACGGAAGTACGACCGCTGCACTTCCACGGGCAGGGCAAGCGGCCCGGTGGGTCCGCGGCTCGTGGGCGCGGGCAGGGGCTTGCGCGGCCGTCGTGCGGGCGGAAGGCCAGCGCCCGGAACGGCGTTCGGCATCAGAGGATTGCTGTGCTGCGGGTCGGCCATTCGCATCAGTCTAACGACTCACCCGAACATCCTTCGCTTCGGACCACGCGATTCAAACATCCGCGTGGGCGTGGTGTTGACGGTGACCACGCCGCCTTGGCTCACCACCGTGCCGCTGGCGGCCGCGTTGCAGAGGTCCACCACAACGTCCACGGTGTCATCGTGCGACCCGGCGGGGAACGACAGCAGCTCGTCCAGCACCACGCGGAAGTCGGGCGCGGCTTGGCCGTTGGCAGCCTGGGGGAAGTGAAGGCGGCCCTGCTCAACGAAGGGCTGCGCCCCAGCGGCGCGGAGGTGCTTGTCCGCCCCGCGTTCCACGGGGATGACGGGTTGACGGCAACCCATGCGGAATTGGTCGAACACGCCCTTTTGCGGCCCATTGGCCTCGGCGAGAACCAGTTGGCAGCCCCGGCGCTCCACCAGTTCCTTCGCCATGCGGGCGAAGTCCGGGAAGGACTCGCGCACGCGCAGGATGTCGGTCAGGTACAGGTTGCGGTTGTAGTCCACCTCGCCCACGATGCAGACGGAGTAGTCGGGATCGTCGCGCTCCTGGCGCTTGCGGCCGTACCCCCAGTCGATGGCGGCGATGGTGCGCGACCCCGTGTGGTTGCCATCGTGATAGCGCACCCATTCGGGCCGGAACACGAGGAGGTCAGAGGACAGCGGCACAAGCTCGTAGGCGCGGGCGTAGGCCATCGGCCCCATCTCGCGGCGGTTGCGGTTGAGCAGTTCGGCCGTAAAGACTTCGGGCCACGGGCTTTCCAAGCCCCGGCATGGCTTCCGCAGGAGCGTGCCGTTCTCCTCGCACTCGCGCCGCCATTGGGCGGTGATGTCATCCGTATGGAAGGGCGTGGCCGTGCGCCAAATGCGCGCCGGGTGCTTGGCGGACGGGTCAAGCATCGGCAGCCAAATGTTCGCCATCGCCTCCTTGACCTGTTCGCGGAGTGCGGGTTGCAGTACCGCGTTGCGGAGGTCGCAGATGTCATCGGGCCACAGGATGTCAGCGCGGCCGCCCGTGCGGCCGAAGATGCCGGAGGCTTGCACGGACGGGTCGCGGCGGGCAGGCAGACCGGGCGCGGTCACGCTCCAGGCCGTCACGGTGTCCTCACCGGGCTTGAGGGCAACGTGGGGGAACACGGCCCGGTACAGGGGGCTGCGGATGATGTCGCGCAGGAAGCGGCTCGTGGCGCTGGCGGCCTCGTCGTTGGACCCGATGAGTTTGAAGCGGGTAGCAGGGCGGCGGCCAAGCCACCACGCGGCCAAATACGTCAGACTAGACGTTTTCCCGTGACCTCTTGGTAGTTCACCGTACCAGCGGTGGTGGGTGGTGGCGTGGATCAGCAGTTCGCGTTGCAGTCCGCTGATGGGCTTGCCGATGAGCAATGCGATAAAGGCCGCCGGGTTCTCCCGTGCGGCCTCCACGGCCTGGGTCGCGGTCAGGGCTTGCGCTTGGGCTTTTGGCACGGCTTGGAAGGTTCTGCCGGGGCCACGCCGGCGATGGAGCGGGCCACGGCCTCAAGCGCCCCGTCCGGCATATCGGCGGTGATCTCCACGCGCTCGGTGGCGGTTCCGTCCTCAAGGCGGTAGATGCGGTCCAGTTGGACGGTGGCATCGACCCGATCACGCGACAGGGCGGCCATGACCTCCACGGCGCGCACGCGGGTGCGGGTGTCCATGTTGGGGTCGTTCATCACATCCATGAGGAACGCGGGAGCGGCCTGCGCGGCAGGGGCGGGAATGTCCCACCCGCCGTACACGGCGCGCTCAAGGCATGACAGGTGCAGGGTTTTCTCGCGCCGGGAAACCAGGTCACGAGTATCCCCCTTCCCCCTACGGGGGTCGGGCGTTTCGTCGGGCATAATGCCCCCTTCTGACTGCATCTTACCGTGCCTTTCGGTTTTGCAACACGAGGTCAAACCCGGCGGCGTTCGCCACCTTCAGGATGGAGTCGAAGGTGGGCTTGCGCTTCCCGATGACCGTGCCGGGTGTGCCGAGGAGGCATCGGACGGTATGGGCGCGCAGGATGCCGTTGGCTTCCATCTCGCGGGCAAGGCCGGATCGCGTGCCGCCAGCGGCGGCCACGGCTTCGGTGATGGTGGCCTTGAATTGATCGTAGGTCGTGATTACTGCCATACGCGGAAGCATATCACGCCAACGTAACCCATGATGGCGGCGGCGACGAAACCGATGCAGATGACCACGGCATTGATGACGCGGTCCTGGGATCGGTACTCGCGGCAGATTTCGCACTCGCAGCGGTCATTGTCCTTCACTTGCCGTCCTCGTTGAAACAATCCCAGTTGTTCTTTACTGCCACGTCTTGCGGTGGCTCATTTGTAAACAGCCCGCACCATTCGCACACCTCCCGCCGCGCATCATCGCGCTCCTCGCGGAGGCGTTCGATGGTGTCAGCCGCCTCAAGCATGATCGACGGCGCAAGGCACTCGCTGTTCTTCCTCAGTCGGTTCACGATTTCGGATGTCATCGCATTCCTTTCAGGATGGGCGGCATGGGTCGAGGGGCGCACTCCGCCCCTTCTTTCGTCAACTCGCGCTTCTCGTGATCGACGTTCATTATGTCCCCCGTTCAAGAATATTGACATCTTCATGCAGACCGTGATTGTATGGAGGACACATGTATTGCGTCCTTGTCCATCGCGGATACCCCCATCTTTCATACCAAGCATTGATAATTTCAGCGCGCTTGGAAGTTGATAGTGCAGCATGGATGTACACGCCGCGTTGATGACCGTGCTTTAAATGAATCTCACGGTTTTGTGACGCCTTTCGGTATGCAGCAATGCGTCGCATTCTTGGATTTGATCCTTCACCAAATCGGCATGATGGAATTGGGATTTTGTTGTCGCGCATCCACGAAAGCATTCGTGAATATTCCCAATCATCAATATGTTCATGTCCGTAACCTTTTGTATATCCAAGAAACTTATAAATCCTGTTGTATTGACATCCACGTCCATACAGGGAGGTTGTTGTCACCCACAATAACGGATCTCCGTACCTAGACGTAAATTCATCTACAAGGGTCGTTGCAAGCATTGCGCATAATTTCCCAATATTCCAATGCCAAGCCAATGGTTGGGATCCGACGCATACAGACAAATCCATGATTGACCTCAATGCCCTACCACGTTCCGTTGGTTCTTTGGGAAGGTTCAAGTATTTGTCGCGTACTCCAAGATTTATGACTGGTGATGCAAGAAATATAAGTCCAATCAATACATCATCGTGTTGTACAAAAAATGCAAGTTTTCTTCCTGGAGCCGGACGCCAAACGGCCTTTGACATGCACCTTTGCATTTCCAACATGTCACTACTGTTAACTTGCCGAACGTGAATACTGCGTGGATTTAGCGGCATCGCGGCAACTGTGTGGGGAATTCGATCAAACAATGATTTTGCATTCATTGGCGTATCCTTGCGCCTTGGCGCTCGATCTCGTTGCGAAACGCACTTTTCTCTGCAATGGCGTTTTCGGCAATCGAGAAATGCCGAGTTGCTGGTATCCACGGAAGGCCGCCAGTTGGCGCGCAGACATCGATGTCAAATGTCAGTCCAAGGCGCTCAAACAAACACGGCGGGGTGTAGACCTCATCGCTACCGTTGATTTCCATTTCCGGCAGGGAATACAGATTCATCGGGAGTCCTCCACCACGGTGTGAATGCCGTGCTGCACCATGATGCCGCGGGGTTCGCCCTCAAGGCCGCGGCGGTCGAACCCGCCGCCAAGGCGCACGATGATGGATTCCAGGCGGTCGCGCTCGGCGCGGTGCTTGGCGGCGGATTCCCAGTTGTATTGCAACGATTTGACAAGCATGGACACCACTTGTTCCGCCGCAAACGCGGTCGCTGGTCCGGCCTTGTCGGCAAGTTTGCGTAGGTCATTGATTCGGTTGCGCTCAAATGGCAGAAGGTTTTCCGGTAGTTCGATCATGCGCGCTCCTTGAGGGCGTTGAGGTTGAGGACACCGGGGCTGACGAGTTCGTAGCCCCGGTTGCGTTCGGTGACGGAGCGCACGCGCACTCCGTAAGTGTGCTTGGCGTGGTCCACGAGGTGGGAGACGGCCCTGGGGCTGCATCCCCAAACCGTGGAGAGGGCGAGGCGGGTGGGGTAGATGCCCTTGTCGGTCTGCACCACCAGGTAGATGACGCGGTCGAAGAGGTCGGCGTAGCCGCGCCGGCGGCCTGTGCGCTTGTGCTTCATTGCGCGTACTCCTTGACGAGCTGCGTGTAGCGGTCGAAGGCCGCCAGCGTGTTGGGGGCAAGCATGGCGCGCAGGACAGCGTTGGCCTCCTCGAGTTCCTTGAGGCGGGCGCGGACGGCTTCGATGTCGCCTGAATGCTGCCCACCCCACCACAGTCCTGCGGAGCGCAGGAGGCGGTCAAATTCGGCTAGGGTGACCGCGCCGCATTGCCGCCACTTGGCTGCGGTGGCGCGGTCAACGGCGGCAAGGTCGCCCACGGTAGGGATGGCCTGCCCAATCATGAGAACGTGCAGGGCGCGGGTGGAGAGCATCTGATGCACGGGGTCGGAGTCGATGGGTGTTTGTGCGGTGATCATGGGTGGTAAGGTTAAAACGAGAGTCTTGGAAACAGGAAGGCCGACCCCCCAAAGGGGGCCGGCCCTGTTCACCATCGCGGGTTTGCCATGCTGCGCTGCCGTGTTTCAAGTTCCACGCGCCTCTTGCTGATTTCTGCAAGCAGAGCCTGGAGAACGGTTTCGGTCTTGCGAAGGTCTGCCAGCCGTGCGGCCAGTTCAAACTGCTCCGAGACCATCGTTTTCCCGTACTCCGCCATGCAATGCAAGGTAGCGATGGCGTTTGAAACAACGGTTGCAGCTTCGGGCTGCGCGACGATGACTGCGTGTGCCTTTCTCATGGACACGTTCCTCTCTGCCACTTGGTGGCATTACCGTACTTCCGCAACGTGCATCCATACGGCACAAGGATGATACCCCTCCATATACAGCCGTCAAGGGGGTAACATCAATAATTCCAAGAATTATTTGAGGCCGTAGGATGGCTTCTACGGGGCAGGGGACGCAGGATGCCCCTAGAGCCGTCCGGGCGGCGCGGGCGCGTCCTGGGGCAACCTAGGCCGTCTGCGGCGGTGCTGGGGGATCTTCGGCCACCCCGAAGTCGTTGGCGGTCGCCGCCCACACAATCCGGGGCGTTCCGGCCCCAAGCCACTCCTGCTCGATCTGATCGGCCACGAACGCCTTCGCATCGCGGTGGCTCATGCCGTCATTGTCCCGCAAGCGAGCTGCGATCATGTCCGCCGAGTAGACGGCGACCGGGATGCCGCGCTCCCCGCTGCGGGGGTAGGACACCCCGAGGAGGCAGTCATCGAAGCCCGACAGGAGGATGGCGGCGACGCGCCGGCGCTTGCCCATGCCCATGAGTCTACCTCCGTGGTGGCGGGTTCTTGCGGCAATAGTCCAGCGCGACCGCCAGTACGCGGTGCGTGTCCGGGCTGATGCCCAGGCGCTCTTGGGCCGCTTCGATCTCCTGCCGGGTCGCGGTCGATAGCACCCCCTTGGCCCACGCATCCCAATCCGCGTAGTCCTGCGCGGTCGGGCCTTGAACGGCGCTGGCGTTCCTGCGCGTGGCCTCCACCTCCGACCGTCCCGCGATTTCCGCGGCCGCTGGGGTGATCGCGCAGTAGGCCTTGTGGATGGCCGCAATGTCGGGCCTGCTGCTGCGGACGAGCTTGTGCTGCTCGATGCAGTCACGCAGCTTGTCTTGATGCAGCGACCCCCACTTGCGGTTCAGGATCGAAGCCTCCTCCGGGGAGGGCTGCCACCGGGGCCAAAGCTTCCCCATCAGGATCTTGTTGTCGTTCCAGGTAATCGTTTCCATGTCGGTCTCCTCGTCACCATTGCGGTTGATTCAGGTCTCTGTTCCGGTCTCTTCGATTCTTACCAACCCGCCCCCCCTTTGAAGGGGGGGCTATGGGGGGTTGGATATCTGTGGTTGTGGTTGTAGTTACGCCCCGGTCAGCGGTGCGCTCACCGTGGCGGTCAGCGGTACGGTCAGCGTGACGGTCACCGTCCTGTCGCTTCCTATTGGTGGCTGCCGCCGCATCCTGGCGCGCCTTGCGGATGGTGTCGGTGCGTTCCCGCTCCCGCTCCATGCGCGGATGCACCCACCTTTGCTCACGCTCACCGTGGCGGTCACCGTCACGGTCACCGTCTGCGAGCGTCAGACGGGCGCAAATGGCGATCCACCCGGCATCGGTCAGTCCGCCAGCAATGCGGTTGATGGCCTCGCGGTCGTTGGGAATGCCGCCGTTCATCCAGGCGAACGACAGCAGGCGGATGTAACCGCCTACCCAATCGGGAGGCCACGCCGCCGTACTTGCGTAGAAGTCGGAGGCGTAGAAAGGGAACCAAGGCGTGGACATGGAAACTCCCATAGGACCGGGGCGAGGCGGGGAGCGGCTGGCGGGCTTGACCCGCCCCGCCCACGGTTTTCGAGATGTTGAGCAGCGCCAGCCGCTCTCGCCACCCACATCGGGTTGCGTTGGATCGGAGTATACACTATCCTGCGCTCGTCGGGCGATGGTTTTTGCGATAGTCTGCGCGTGCAGCCTATGCCCGACAATTTAGCCCCCGGAAGCGCGGCTCGGTTGACGCAAGTCCCGAGCCGTGTTCTTTTCCGGTCCCGGAAAACCGCGTGTACGCGGAATCGACACATCCAAATAACGTGTACGAAAGTGCTACATATTTGAACATCTGTGACGCATTCGATGCAGCGGACAGCAGCGCGTGCTTTCAGCATCGCGCCCTGCCCTGGCGGTAGGTTTCATTACCCCATTGCTGTATACGCCGGCGGTCGTGCCTTACGGTCTTGTGCGCCGGCACAAGTGGGAATCGCGCCTTGGCCTTCGGCCTACTACACCCACATCACCGCAGCTCAAGTGTACCCCTACTCAACGGGCTTGCCGTTAACGACCCGGCGATATCCCAACCGCCACAGAAGGTGCGCGATGTCGGTGGCGGTCGATGCCACGGCCTCCTCGTCTAGCTCCGGGCGGATCGCGTGGATGGCCTCGTGGATTGTGGTGTCCATCCGATCCTTCTCACACGGCCAGGTTGCCACGCGAATGAGGCGGCCAGCGGCCTTGCCGGGGTCGATCATGTCCCCGAAGTCCCTCATGTTCGACGCGAAGCGCAGCGTCCAGTATTTGCCACCGAGTCGAACTCGCATGGTCAGTCCGTAAGTACGAAGGATGGGGTGAGGGTATATCGCATCGCAATCTTGCCGCTGCGCTTCCTGTAGGTTTCGCGGGAGAAGTAAACACGCATCCACACCGCGCCCATGTCGTGCGGGGGATGACCGGACTCGTTTGCCCAGCCCGAGAAGTTGTCGTTGAACTCGTCCTTGTACGTCCCGCAGCAGATGTGGTGCTGGGTGTCCTGCACCACGCGCACTCCGTCACGGTCGCCCACCAGGCGCTCGCGCCGCAGCGGCATGATCCACCGTCGATGAATGTGGCCCGTGCAGACAATGTCCGCATCAGGCATCACGGCGGCATCGCGGCGGACGCGGAGCGTGCCGTGGCTCATCAGCGCGCCGCCACCAGCTCCGTGGAAATACTTGAGCGTGAGGCCGTGACGTTCGCTCTGACGATGGCATTGGAAGCGCACCCAGCCACCGTATCCGCCGGGATACACCTTGTGCTTCGTCTGTTCGCTCATGCGTTCGCAAAGACGTTCGGTGTAGTCCGTGTCGCAGTTCTTGAGTACCGACTGCTCATGGTTGCCCCTGGTGATCAAGCAGATGTTCCGCGCATACGGGGCATAGAACTTCGCCGCGTTGCGGATCACGCTGTCCAAGTAGTCAGTCGCTAGCTCGTCCTCCTCGTGAACGCCACGGCGCGCCCTGCGCGGGTCGTACCGCCCTTGCATCAAACAGCCAGTATCTCCAAAGAAGAACGCGCCGGCGCGGCGCTGAACGCATTCGTCCAGGTGCTTCACCTCGAGGTCGCGGTTGCAATGTGGGTTGTCGTGGTGGCGGTCTGACGAAAGCAGGAACCACCACTCATCCGCATAGGAAGTGAACTTCAGATCCACGGTGTGGATGTTGCGAGACTCCTGCGCCACAGAGAACGGGAGATCCATGCCCCGCCACGCTATCGGGGTCTGATTGCCTCGCCGCAAAAAAGAAAAAAGTGGTCGGATTTCTTACAGCCGGGGGCTTGCGCCTGCCGATACCTATGCGTATAACACCCCCAAGCGGTGGACGCACGTTGCGGAAGCCGCGAAATCACGAGGAGATTGCAATGAAGATCAAGGTCACCGTCGAAGATGCCCTGAACAACCACCCCACCCTTGGCCGGATCTACGGGGATGTCCTGCTTGCCTGCGCTCGGGAATTGTCCGATGCGGTCAGCCAGGAAGTCCTCCGCACGCACGCCGACTTCCATCACATCGACCCGGACAACGAGGCCGCGTGGCAGGACGCGCTTGACCGCCGCGACACCGCCGACCGGATGTTCCTGACGGTCCATGCCAAGACGGAGGTGATCCTGTGAGCGCACGGCGAACCGACCCGTGGACTTCGCACGCTGCCGCCGACAGCATGGTGGTCCCCGCCAAGGGGATGCAGGCCAAGTTGCTTGAGGCTTACCGCGCCAGCCCGAACGGCCTGACCGATGAGGAGGCGGCGACAGCCGCGGGCCTCCCGCTAGGTGCGTGGAAGCGATGCAGCGAGCTGCGTACCAAGGGTCTCATCACTTGGACCGGGGCTACCCGCGTAGCCTCAAGCGGTCGCCATGCACAGGTGTGCGTTCTGTCGCGGCCCAACCCCACAACCCTCTTCCCCATGCCCGAGGAATACCAATGGTGAGCAACGAAGATAGCCGCGGGATCTTCACCCGCATCCATGCCGTGACCATGTCCGCTGACCTGTTTCCCGCCGGCGATTCCGCGGGCGAATACGTTTCCTCCAAGACCGTGGAGGTCACCATCCTGGCGCGCTGGCAGCGCACGCCCACCGATCCGCGCCTGCTGGATTGGAGCCTGATTGCCATGTCGCTTGACGGCGTGGCGCTGTCCGAGGAGGTTGGCATCCCGTCCGACTTCCCCATGCAGCAGCTCGTGAACGCTGCCACGGTCTCTAGCAAGATGCGGCGCATCCTTGAAGGCAACGAGCCGGGAATGACCGCATGAGATACCTATCCGTGTGCAGCGGAATTGAAGCAGCCACCGTTGCGTGGCATGGCCTGGGTTGGACCCCGGTTGGCTTCAGCGAGATCGAACCATTCCCAAGCGCGGTACTCGCGCACCACTATCCCAACGTTCCCAATTTCGGAGACATGACGAAGCATGAGCAATGGCCCCTTCAACCCGGATCAATTGACCTTCTCGTGGGCGGAACTCCCTGCCAATCCTTCAGCGTTGCCGGACTCCGCGCTGGTTTGTCAGACCCTCGGGGCGGACTCATGCTTACCTATCTTGAAATCGCTCGGCGTCTACGGCCTCGATGGGTTGTGTGGGAAAATGTCCCCGGTGTCCTGTCAAGCAACGGAGGACGGGATTTTGGTTCCTTCCTCGGGGCGTTGGGGGAACTGGGGTATGGGTGGGCCTACCGGGT